ATTTGAGTTCGTGTGAGCTGTAGATTATAGTTTGTATTAACGCTTGGTTTGAGTGTTCTATCATGACTGTAGTTGTACGTGATATTATCTCCACCAAGACCAATGATCTTACCTAGGTCACTAGACTTGAGCAATATAGAAGCACCATTACCAGTGCCTTGCTTAACTGTGATAATAGGAGGGTTTTGGAACTTAGTTCCTGCGTTCTCGATAACAATACGACTTACAGTCTCATCTACTACCTCTGCTCGTAATACAGCACCAATACCTGTACCACCAGATATTTGAACGTCAGGAGCAGATAAGAAACCTGATCCAGAGTTAGATACAACTACAGCATCAATAGAAGCGTCTATAGTTGTAGAGGTAACAGCTGGTCTCACAAAAGTTAATGAGTCAACTCTAAGAACAAAGTCATCAGCAGAACTACCACCTGTAATATCCTCACCACGAATAGTAATAAGGTCACCTAGAGCATAGTTTGCTCCACCTTCTAACACAGTAGCACTTTGTACGTCATTAGTAGACGCATTGATGATTACCGATATTGATGCGTTAGTACCACCTGTAGGTGCTACAGATTCCTGTGAAACAGTGTATGTACCTGGCGTGAAACTAGCAGATGTATTCTGACTATTAACACTAAGGGTTGCTACACCACCGTAGAATGGATCATCAATAAAGATATCAGGGGCAGTACGGTAATTACTACCTCCATCACCATTTATAGCTATATTACTAATGGTTCCTATCTCAGGACCTGATGAAGGAACTATAGCAGCAACGTTTGCTTGCTCACCACCAACTGCTGTTATCTTTGCTTGGTTTGATGCTACGAATATCTTGTTACTGTTAGCATTACCGACAGTAAACATTAAAAAACCACGAGTAGCAGCACCTGGTAAGTTATTACGTAGAGGTTGTACTCTAAGTGTCGATGTAACAGCATCCCAACTGATTACCTTACCTCTAGCAGTGTCAGTATCAAGAACTTTCTTAGAAAGTACAATGTCACCTTTATTAAAGTCACCAAATATCTCATCTAACGTCAAATCTACAAAGTCAGGCATAGAGCAGACAACAGCAGGAGGGTTAGCTCCGTTATATCCTACACCCGCATCAATAACAGCTACGTCTGCCAGTTTACCTGAGATAGTAGCAAATGCTGTAGCACCACCACCTGATCTCTCTATACCACTGAATTGAGGTAGAGTAGAATAGTTTCTGCCTGGGTCACCAATATTAACAGAAGCAATACCACCTGAAGGGAATATAGAGTCTGTACTGTATGCTATCTCATTTGCTGTAGTATAATTGTTTTCTGGTTCTCTTGCTAGTATAAACTCAAGTGTAGTATCAGTTGGAGTTGCTGTTACAGCATTCGCTCCTAAGAATGGGTCATTCACTACACTTAGGTAGCTACCTGTGACATTACCATTGATGTCAAAGTAGAATAATGTGCCAGGTACATCGTTCAATGATATGGTGACAGAATTTTGTTGTCCTGTAACTGTATCATTCTCAGCATCTACAATATTCTTATATGTGAATACATTTGTATTCTCCTTATCAAAAGTAAACTCTAGTCTTCTATCAGCATTAGATGAGTGTTCTGTCTTGAACTTATAAAGGTGACCATTGATAAGATCCAACTTAGGTTCTTTACAGTATACTTCAGTTGCTGTAGGAATAGCAGTGTCAGTAATAATACCTACTGCCTTCTTGAACTGGAATCTCCTTCCTGTGCTTGTTCCCGAAACAGTATGTGTACCATCGTAGTCTGATGGGTTAGTTCCAGTAATTACAACCTCATCTCCTATTGTCAACTGATGGGCAGCACTACCTCTAACAGTAAATTCTTGATTAATAGAGTTAGGTGTAAGATAGAATCCAGTAACACCACCAATATCTCCGATAGCAACTGGATCTAACTGTTCATTATTGTAGTATCCACTACCTTCCTTAGTTAGAGTGACAGTTGACACCGAACCACTCTCATTAACGACTATAGTAAACTCAGCACCCTCACCTGATGGAGCTGATGTATTAACAAGAGGAACTTTAGTATATGTGCCAGGCGTACCATTACTACCAGCCATGAATGTCCAGAAGTCTTGTACTAATCCACCTGTCTTCTTGACATTACCGATGTCTACAGAGAATCCTGAACCCGCATTACCGATATTCGAGATATTAGCAGTTAGTACGTCTCCATCAGTATAATTCTTACCTTGGTTCTGTATACTGACAGATGTAACTGTATTACCGCTTACAGTGATGTCAGCTAAAGCATTTGATCCTGTACCGCCTATTAGAGGTATATTTGTATAATTGCCATTTGATAATCCTGTACCGCCAGTTATCGTTAAATTCGCTTGTATAATTCTACCAAGTGAAGTAATACTAAAATTGGTTACGTCAAAGTACTTAAAGTGGTATTTGTCGTTTATAATCTTTACATCAATCTCACGGGTGTATTCATTGTCACCAATCGAAATATCAACGGTATCTCCACCTTTTATGTAATGTGGATCTCCTGTAGTGATACTTCCTGTTATTATGTCTGTAGTCGAGTTTACACTAAATGCTAGGGCATTCATTGTTGATCCAGAGACTTTAGAGACTCTAGCGGATATACCGCTTCCTCCAGTTCCTGTTTCGTCAAATATGAGTCTATCGTTTACTTTATAGTTAAATCCCGCACCTTCAATTAAATATTGGTCTAATCCGCTTGAGAAGTATCTATTGGTCGCAGATACGAATAATGAGTCGACAAATCCACCTCTGATCGTTGGGAAGAAATCAAAGTAACCAATACCGACATCTACGAATCCAATGAAGGAATTATCGTCTTCTAGAACTATAGGAGTAGTTGCGTCCTCTAAAGCAAGAATATACTCGATAGGGTTGCCCTTACTCTTTCTTCTGACCAATGCGGTGTCTGTAGCAACATATGGTCGTTTATATCGAACTGCGTCTTCTGTAAAGTTTCTTTGGAGTCCATTTCCCTTCCAGTTGACTTCATCCGCTTCAGAGTAGTAATTAGGACCTATAAAGTAAGGAAACTTGGGATTTCCAGTTGTTCCGTCTAATGTACAGAAATATGCGTATACACCTAGCGGATATTCTGGAGTTACGCAGAATCGACCATTATACTGATCTAAGTCGCCTAATCCTTCAACATATTCGTAATCTTCGATATATGTTCCCATCTTGTCGATTTGTGCCAAATCATTACCAACTAACGCATCTCTCTGCTGTCTGATGCGATATGAGCTGATCATTTGCTTCAACTCGTTATATGGGTTCTTATTTTCATTATCTACGTATCCGTAAGGTCCATAGATGGGATGTCCGTCAAATGACCATCCTATGATTGGTGAATGCCTTGTTGGGTTTAATTCTGCGTATGTATCGTCACTTACGTTATCTCCAAGGAAGAAACGCATCTTTTTAGGATTATAGAGGTATCCATACTCTCCACCGTAAATTCCGAAGTTAGCACCCTTCATAGAGATACCATTGTTCTCATCTGCGACTTTGGGTGATTCAAACAGTGGATCCCCAACTTCATCCGCACTAGCAGCTAAGTTCTTCGTCAATAGCGGTAATTCAACTTGGAATGTAGCTCCAGAGCCAGGATACACGATATCAACAGTTGTGGTTCCTGAAGTGTAACCTATACCGCCATTAGTAACAGTAATACTCGTAACTTGCTGTGTAGATGGATTTACAGTCGCAAACGCAACCGCACCAACTCCATCACCACTAATAACAACGTCAGGAGCACCATAGTAGTTACTACCACCAAATGTCAAGATAATAGATACGATTCTACCATTTACGATAGATGGGTAACCTACAGCACCAGATCCAGATACTAGAGTGATACCTGGTCTCTCATTGTAGTTTGTACCCGCATTAGTGATTGTTATGCCTTCTTCAGTCAATCCACCACGAACAACCGCTGTAGCAGACGCACCTGATCCTCCACCACCAGATATAACCACTGTAGGTACTGAATCATATCCTTCACCTGATGCGGACACTGATATAGCAGTTATCTCTCCTGCTGTGATTGTAGCAGTCGCAGATGCTTCAACTGTAGGATTACCACCCACAATACCGACTGTAGGAGCTTCCGTGTAACCAGATCCACCATTCTCTACGTTTACCGCAAATAGTGAACCAGATACGCTTACAGTTGCCTCAGCAGAGATTCCCTCGAACTCCCAAAGACATCCTCCGTCTTGTACGGGGTCTGTGCCTACATGTGTTGGTTCTGATCCTAATTCTGCGGTTTTACCGCTTCCTAAGTTTCTATATCTGTATCCTAGACTATTTCTAATTCTTTGGTTGAGGAAAAACGCTGTACCTCTTTTATGGAGTGGTTCAAACTCCACAATCGGTGGATTGGTGATATCATAACCAGATCCTGAATTTATTACGGATATTGACTTTACACCACCAAATAATTTTGTATCGTTTGACTTATAGGAGAAAAACGGTACACCGTTGACAGCAATACCAACTTGACCCACAGGAGTCGGAGTTTTGTTGGATTTGGTGATTGTTTCAAGCGGAATGCGTTTTAGATACCTTTGGTTGCCAGGATCTAGATCTTCCGCACCAAAAGGTCCTATTTCATGACCAGGTACACCTGGTGACGCTACAATGGCGTGTTCAGCAGATCTGTAGACATTCTGTACGTCAGATGGCGTATCTTGTAATCCTAAACGTATAGATGTATCAGTTGACGTAGATTTTGCATATTCTCGTGTAATTAAGAATGTTACGTCTACTCCACGGATAGGAGTGGTAGGAATTAGTACACTGAACGTATTTCTGTTACTTACACCTCTTACCTTGAATGTTGCGTTGTATACGTCCTCTGGTGCGTTCAATATAACAACTGTATCCTGTCTTTTCAATCCATGCTCTTGTTCAGTCGTAATATTCGCTACAACACTGCCATCAGTCAATGGAACGTCTAAAACTAGAGAAGTTCCGTTTAATAACTTCTTTGCGTTGTATATGAAGCTCTCATAGATGGGATCTAGTGAATCGAAGCCTGGTGTTGCGGGAGTTGTGACTTTTGAGTCCTGTAAGTAATATTTACCGCCATCTACAATGTCTATTCCTCTTGTACCGCCAAATACTGTTAAACTGATCCTAGATCCGTCTACATTGCTCTCTCCATAGATTTCATAAGAAGATGTAACCTCAGATCCCGCAATATGGGGTGCTGCCTGTGTATTCTCTCTCGCACGGGTACATCCTAGGAACTGGGTGACTGTTTTGTCTGTATAGTTGATAATTTCGTCATCTATACGAATAGCTCCGTTTAGTTCAGGCCATCCGATAGTAGAATCTACTGTTACGACACTATCTCCTAAATTGGAGCTTAAGTCTTCGCCAAGGAGCGTCTTATACGGAGTTGAGAAACTTCCAGCTCCATTTTCCGTGTCAACATCTAATTCATAGATCTTTCCGTCTTCGGTAAACACCTCAACTACGGATTTTACGTATATACGTGCGGAATTTACATTTTCGTCGTTTGGATCGTTCTCTTGGTATAATACTTGTCCTGTAAGTTCTACAGGGTTTCCGCTTATCGCTGTAGCACGAATAATCTCCCTTACAGTGTAAAATGCGTCACTAGGTTTGAAGATTCTGTCTTTAGGGTACTCAATTACTGACTCTACACCAAAGAGCACTCTCATCAAGTACTTGAATGACCTTGATGTACCTTTAGCAGCATAAAAGTCCTTAAGACGTTTAGTAACTGTTGATTGTTGTATCTCTGGAGCAAACTTGCTTGGGAATGACTCAGCAAACTGATCTCTGAACCTCTGTAGTAAGAATAGAGGTAAAAGGTTGTTGAGGTTGACGACAGTTGACCCAAAGTCGTGATAAGCAGCTACAGACTCGCTGAAGGTATACTCTTTAAGTGTACCCACCTTGGTAGTCGCATGAAAACCCCTAACACACTCTCTAAATTGGGTTTGCCCTTTACTCTTGTAGTATATGATCTCTTCGTCTATCATTATGAGACCTTCTTTTGGAAAATCTCTAGTATTACTTACGTCTATGACTGTAGCATCAGTTGCGATCCCAGAGGACGCTGTAGTCGACTCTACGAGGTCGTTTAGGCGGTCTATGTTATAATATTCATCTAGGTTCTGTATTACATCAACTGGGTTACCTTTTAACTCCAGTGCTTGATAGTAATATTTGATAAATTGAATGAAGTCAGGATAGTCCTGTCTGATAAACTGAGGAATCTGTTCCTCAATCCTATCAGATACTTTAGTTCTTGATTCTGGCGAAACCGAAGCATCAATCGGGTCAACCGTGACCTCAGTTTGAGGTGTGACCCACGACGCAACTCTCCACGACGATTGTTCAGCTGGCATTACTAACTATAACTTGATTCTGGTACTACACCTGTTCCAGAAGTGTTTGAACCACTGGAAATCTCATCTTCTAATACATTGACAACTAGATTATCTATACCTAGTGTCAAGTAGGTCTCCCTGAGTGAAACTAAGTCATTAGATTCGGGAATTACGGAGAATTGTATAATATTGTCAGTAGAGTTGACTACTTCGGTAATTATAAGGTCGTTAATCCTGACTTCTCCGTATGTGTAGTCAATCGTACCCCAATTACCACCAATATACTGTTTTGAACCATTTGTGGTCACATAGTAAAGACGTATGGTTCCTAATCCATCATCATTCAAGTAAAATACCTGATTTCCACCATCAGCACGTTTGAAACCATTGGTGCTTAAAGTTGGTGTGTCCAACTGTGCGTTAATTCTGTTTCCGTAACAGATTTTGTAGTTAAAACGCTGATTTAGTGAAATTGGAACATTTTTACGCATCTTCACCTTTGTGATGTTCGATGTAATGGATGGTTCCGCATCATCAATGATCTTTTGGATTTTAGAGTACTTAAACTTACCACCAAACTTGTTAAACTCAGCAGAAGCATTCAATGTCTCTAATGTACGGTAAATAATCTGATTAATTTCTGCTTGTGTCCTTCTTGTGTTGTTTGGGTTGAAATAAACGTAAGAAGAAAGGTCAATATACAAAACAGATGGATCCATGATCTTTGGTTCCACCGCACCTACTGAATATGAACGTATTTTCTTCTGTACTGCGTCTTTTTCAGAAATAGACAGACGATCTGCGTTTTTGGGTTTGATTACGACAATGACTTTACCGTATTCTGGTGGATCTGCCTCTTCACCGCCAAAAGCAACAATAGATTGGACGTTAGGATAGATCTGAGGAATGATTGCCTCATAATCCTTAGTAGTTACTGCTCTACCGAAGCTAGAATAGAACTTAGGAGCAGAATACTTGATACTATCAATAGATTCCGCTAAAGCACCACCATCAGGACGTGCTGTTAAGGTCAAACTGATTCCAGAAGTGATTGGAGCGTTACGAGAGTCCTTTACAGTCCCTGCAAACGAGAATCCAGTCAATCCATTAGGAGCTGACCCAGAAGAAGTAGGATAAGTGACCTCGATCACATCTCCATTGACTAATCCTTCACCAAGGATGCCATCACCAAAGACTAACTCAGGTCTTTTGCTCTCTGACTCCTCTAAGAAGAATACTTTACTAATATTGTTTACTGCTGTTATATCTGTTGCCATCAAATATGCATCAGTGATAGTTCCACGTGTTACTTCTACACTCATAGCAGAAGTGTCAGCAGCTAGGTTGCCTAAAACAAACCTCTGTCTCTCTGACTCTGTTTTTACGAAAGTATCAGTGATGAATATTCCTTCAAATGTCTCTACACCTGTAAATGTTGCTTTACCATCTAGTGTATTGACAGATACGATTAAATCCTTGGGTATGGAGAACACAAAGTTCGCTCCACCTTCTCCTGTGAACGAAGCAAAGACTCCTTTATTGATTTGTACTGATTCTGGGTATCCTCTACCATTAGACCCTGTGCCATATGTCGTCTGTATGACCACTGTAAAGGTCGCACGGGCACTTCTAGCACTCCTTGGGGTATATCCTATCAGTTTAGCTAACTTTACTACGTTTTCTCTTAGAACTGCAGTGTCTAAGAAGTTTTCGTTGATTGCTAGGTTAGCATTGACCGCAGAGTAGTAACTATTATAAGCAAGTACGTCTAATAGTGTGGATAACGAGGATCCTTCAAAGTCGTAGTCGCTAAATTCAGACTGTCCCTTTAAATATGCCTTTAATTGTGCCTTGATCTCGTTAAACTCTAACGAGTTGACTTTTGTGAGTGCCATTATCGCTTAAGTATAACTTCTAGGTTGTCAATTACGTTAGGTAGTCCTGTAATCAAATAATATATCTCTACTGCCAAGTCATTTGAGCGTTCATCGAACTTTGCCTTGACTCTATAACACACAACACGTGGTTCATAGAGGTTTATGATATTTTTGATTTGAGATTCTATAAGAGATGACTGTCCCTCTGCATATAATTCAAAAAGAGCACCAGTAATGTTCCCACCGTAATTTGGCAAGAATGGTTTCTCATAAAAGTTGTATCGAACGATGTTCTTTACCGCTTCTTTGATTGCTACTTCATTTTTAATTGTATTTACGTCATTGGTTACAGGATTCTTTCTAAATGTTAGATCAAAATCCTTAAACGCTCGACTGGGCAGGGAAGCTGCCATAGTATACCTACGTATTCGACCTCAATGTTTATTTAGACACGTTTTCAAAGGGTTTTCTCTTTTTTCTTGGTCTATCACTACGAGGATCGGTAATTAAGTACCTACAATACTCATTTCCATGGTCGTAGAAGTGATCTGACATATCTACGGGCACATTTGCGTTCCTTTTTCCGTCTACAATTCTATTTGCCTTGGCCACGATACTTTTTCCTCGCTTTATTTCGAGATGTGGCAGAGTATATGCTATGTTGCCCTTTACCCTGTCTTGTTTTCTTTGGTTTTGATTCAATACTGTTTCCAGTGTTCCATGTTACTGCCATAATTTTTGTTATCCTGCGAATACGTTTGATGATCCTGCTGCGACTGATGTACAACCGCCTAATCCGTCTCCTACTCTACCACAACCTTTGCCATTTACAAAAACTGTAGAACTTCCACTACTTATAGAAGCAGAATGAGGTGGACATGGATTGCCAGGTTTTAAATGAACTGTATTCTTATCTCCTTGACGAGAAATAGGAATACCGTTAGCAAAGACGTTACCTGAACCCTGTGCTCTAGACATTCCAGAACAATGGGCTACGTCTGCGTCTCCGACTCTTGTTACTGCGGGCATTTGATTAATAATAATTTGAAATAAAGGAACGTATACCTTCCCACTCATTATATATCTTCAATTCGAGAGTGAAGGTTGCGGGAGTCTGTGCTACTAAGTTCCCTGCGGGTCCTGACTCCCATTGAACTGTGATATCAAAGAACTCAGAGACATAAGCACTGCCATCTTGGTTCAGATCGTACATAACCTTACCAGAAGGCATGTTATCTGTACCTTCTACTTGTATTGGAGTGGAGTTAAGGTTAGTTTGACCAGGTTCTACGTATGTAAACACGTCATTAAAGGGATCTGATAGCGTCCCACTGATTGAAACGCTTGTTGTACCTGGCGTTATCGTTAAATTGGGTTGAGAACCCTGTACAGTGGCACTGACGTTAGTTACAGCAGCTTGATTTGGACTACTCGCACTTGCTGTAGCACTCACTGAGGTGTTCATAGTGAAGTTTGGTCGAGTTATATCGGGCAAACCTGTTACTTCGTCTGGAGTTATCGTTACACTCACTTTTGTTCTCTTGCTTGTAGCATAGTTAGGAAGTTTACCATGTTCTCCATCAACGCATGGTCGTTAATATCATGCGGTGGTTCTGGATACTTCGGCATAAACTTAATTAGATGATCAAACTTGTCTGGAATATCCGAGATTCTATGATATTCTATCAATTCTGTGCCCTGACGAATAACAAAATCGCCTTCGAGACTTAAAAATTGTGCTTCCATAGGATTTTTGCCCTATAATTACAAATATTTATCGTATCGTTGCGAAGCAACGACGCGATTTTGGGACTTTCAGTACGAAGTATCAGTAATCGCTAGATT